GTTGGGCGCACTCGCGTATAACATCTATGAAAAGGCTTGAAACGATTGCGCGTCGATTGACAGCAAGTAACTAACATGGCTCGGCAAGTAAATATCGAAAGGAAAGCGATAGAGGAACGTGCAGGAATATCTAAAAGCCAAGCTAACCGTCGCATCAAGGAAGGGCAAGATACAGAGTCCTTCCAACTTTCCAAGGAGCGAAAGGAGAAGGCGACTGCTGATCTGCGAGAGGAGCAAGCTGTTAAGGCTAGGATTGAGAGAGAGATCCTACAGGGCAGCGTAGTAACCAAGGAAAGTGTCCGCTCAGATGGTCAGAAAGTGGCAGCAATCTGGTGTGCTGAGATCAACTCCTTTCGGAACAATGCTCCCGGCAAACTTGCGGGACTCGATGAGGTAGGCGTGAGGCTAGTCCTCGACGCTGAGTGTGACCTTCTTATTGAGAACATCTTGCGAGAGATGGACAGAATCAAATGAGTCCACTTGTCCAAGGAGTAAAGGAAGGCGTCTTCCGTCGGCACGTCGGCACTGCGGTGTCATGGCTGGAAAAGTGGTTTCGGATTCCACATTCCGCAAGGTCAACGACCTTCAACGCTAACAACGCTCCTCATCTGAACGACATCATCGAGGCTTGCTGTGATCTTCAGCACCAGAAGGTAGTGGTCAGAGCTTGCACGGGGGCAGGGAAGACTACGGTCATGGAAGCTGTTTCCTTGTTCGCTATTGCGGTTGAGCCGGGGCCGATGCTGATCGCTGGCAGTACGGACAAAGACATCAAGGATTGGGCAGAGTCTCGACTGATCCCAGAGCTGAAAGCCTGTAAGCCTATAGCGGCTATCCTCGATGGCATGGATCGGCACGACAAGAGGAAGACTGAAATCCTCTTTCCCCATATGTCCATGTTCTTGACCGGAGCGAACATCTCGGGACTTCAAGCAAAGTCTATCCGCTACTGCTACGGGGACGAGACATGGATCTGGGACAAGGGGATGATCGGAGAAATGAAAGCGAGGCATCACGACCGCTGGAATAGGAAAACCATTCTAGTCACACAGGGATGGGAAACGGACAAAGAAGCCCCTCACGACATGGACGCTGAGTATGCAGAAGGTGATGACCGCCGCCGTGGGTTTGAGTGTCCCTCCTGTAGGAGGTGGCAGCTCTATAAATGGGAGCAGATCAAGTACGAGAGAGTGACCCTTCCAGAGTCAGAGGTCATAGACTACGACGGTACTGCAAAGACAACCCGCTATGAATGCGAGTTTCAGGAATGCAAGGCATCCTTTGAAGATAACTCAGAGAACCGGCGACGGCTTGCAATGGCTGGAAGCTACCGGGCTTTTAATCCGTACCCGATGGCAAGGGTGACCTCGATCACTTGCCCTGCTTGGGCTGTCTGGTGGATACCTTGGGGCGACCTTGTGATGGAATGGATCAAGGCAAACGAGGCAAAGCACAGGGGAGACATTGAGCCGCTGAAGAAATTCACCATGAAGAGGGGAGCAGGAGTATGGGAGAACATCCATACTAGGGTGACAGATGCCGACGTCACCTCCATGCGGTCTGATGATTTTAAGCTAGGGGAATGCCCGATTGTTCCCGCGCTGGTGACCCTTTGCTCTGACGTTGGAGAGAAGCGGACTCATTGGAGCGTTCAGGCATGGGCCAAGGACGGCACATCCTACGTCATTGACCACGGAACGGTGCTAGGTCCAGAAGATTTACTGGGACTTATCCCGACTCTATCCTATCCCATCCGTGGGACTGATAGGTTCGCAACAATCCAACAGGGATTGATTGACTCCGGTGACTTTACAGAGCTTGTCTATAACGTCTGTCTAAGGTCGGGGAAGACGCTGTATCCGAGCAAGGGATCTGGAGCGCAAGCTGGCACATTCAGAGAGTCCGTACTAGATAACTACGGCGGGCTTCCTCTCTACCTCTACTCTGACTATCAAGCAAAATGCGCTTTGTATGAATCCAAGATCGGAAAGAAGGACGCACCTCGAATGTATTTTGCCTCCGATGTGTCAGAGGAATTCATGGTCGGTCACATGGGTCAAAGGAAGATTGATTCCCAAGACAGAAAAACAAAGTCGTGGAAGTCCGTATCGCAGGATCACTACGGAGACTGTTCAAAACTCCATGTGGTGATCTGGTGGATTCTTCGCCGGTATGTTGAGGCTCAGGAAGATTAGCCCCCCTTTGACAAGCGGGATGAGGCATGGCCTCGCCCGATCATCATAAGGTTTCTGGAATCAAGAGCTACCTCCGGTACAAGAGCCTCGCTGAGTTACAAGCCCTAGCTGACACGATCTTCGCGTCGGCTTGCGAGGAGGTCTTGATTACGGGCACTAGCGCAGAAGGTGGTTCAGCAAATGGCGAAGTGTCCTTCCCTAAGTGGGTTTATTTAGAATGCGTCATGGATGTTCGCAAAGAGAAGGGCGATGTCCCGCTCAATGACGATGGCACGATCACAAGCCGCCAACTCGGAACCCGTCCTGATTACTCCCGCACTTGGAGCGTCACTTGATTTGATTTCCGTTTGATTTTTGACAGAGGACGCTCGGTATGAGCGAATCCAAATCAAAGCGGGGTGGAACCAGAGCTGGAGCCGGTCGTCCAAAGAAAGCAGAGCAGACCGACCTGGCTGCCTACGAGGCAAGTTACCGCTTCAACCCCCAGCGGATGTGGGTTTATTCCCCGACGCTCGACGCGCAGAAGGAACTCTCGTCTGGATCTCGCCAAGAGCTGATTAAGAAAGCCCAGTGGCTTTACAACAATTCCGGCCTTGCCGGTGGAGCAATCGACAAAGTTGCCCGCCTCGTCGGCCCCCTCATCCCACAGGCTCGCACTAAGGACGAGCAGTGGAATAGGCAGGCTGAACAAGCCTTTACCGATGCCACTCGGAATGCCGCTTTCGGCGTGGATGTCTCAGGATTTGTGAACTTCGATCAGGCAATTCCTCTGCTGGTACGCCAGATGGCGATTGCTGGTGATGTCTTTTGGCAACGCCTCACTAGCAACTCAGGCCGTGGCCTCTTCCGCATCATCCCTGGAGAGAATGTCGGATCTCCGGTCAGTACGCCCGTTGGCAAAGATGACGACGGATGGGTGGATGGAGTGCAGATTGGCAAACTCGGCAAGCCGATCCGCTACCGTGTTCTGAAGGCCCCCGCCTCACAGGATTACAACGACATCCGCGCCGAGGACATGGGAGGACATATCCGCCGCGCCTATCGTGTCGGCTATACACGCGCCCCATCTTGGTTGGCCCGCGCCGCCAATACTCTCCAAGACATCGCCGAGTATCTGGCCTTTGAGAAGCAGTCGGCAAAGATCGGGGCCTCGATGGCACTAATAATCAAAAGTCCCGAAGCAGGGTCGATTGGTCTAGGTTCCTCGTTGGTCAAGGGTCAGTCCACCAGCAGCTCGCAACCGATGACCGTGGACGCTCTCACGAATGGCTCGATCATACCGCAGCTCAAGCCCGGTGAGACCATTGAGAGCCTGATTAATAATCACCCCTCGGGCAATATGCAGCAGTTCCTTGGAACTCTGAAGGAGGAGATCGCCGTAGGTCTGGGCTTCTCTAGCCAGTTCCTCTTTGATGCCACCGAGGCCGGTGGAGCGAATCAACGCTGGATCTTAGAGGAGGCCGCCAGCGCGATTGATGAGATCCGCGACATCATCACTCAGTCCTTCGCGGCCCCCTTTTGGAGGTTCTGGATCTGGCAGGAGATCCAAGCTGGACGCTTAACGATGCCGAATGATGGTGAGGATTGGTGGAGGGTTGATTGGACTCCTCCAGCTAGGATTAGTGTAGATTTCTCCAGAGAATCTCGTGTCATGTCGGATCTCCTTTTAAGGGGGCAAATTTCCCCGCAGCGCTACTACGCACTGCAGGGTCTGGACGCTGACACTCAGGACGCCGACATCATCCGCTTTGCCGCCCGTCGCAAGAAGCTGGTGCAAGAGATCGCCAAGGAAGAGGGAGTCGAGTTGACACTTCAGGAAGTTTTCCCTCCAGCACCCGGATCTCCCGTTCCCGTAGTCGCCGAACCATCGGCAGATTTGACAGCCGCTAAATAAGCAACACATGGCGACTCTCTCCCTATTTGCTGCCGCAACTGATTCCCGCGTTGATGCCGAGAATGGCATTCTGCGAGGCGTCCGAGTCATTACGAAGGGCGAGGCCAAGACTCATTCTTTCATGGGTTGCCCGATTATCTGCGACGACATCACGATTTCCGATGTGGTTCGTGAGGCGGCTACCTTTGCGGACGGAGTGCCGGTGAAGCTGGCGCACGGAACGGACATCGAGGAGCTGGTCGGTTCCATCCGTGGCATTTATGCCGACGGCGACTGCGCCCGAGGTGATCTCTACCTTCTCAAGACGCATGAGTCGTACCCCACCTTGATTGAGATGGCTCAGACCATGCCGAGCAATTTCGGAGTTTCCATCAGTTTCCTGAATCTCCCCGAGCCGGTCATGAACTCAGTCATGGGTGATGACGGAGATGGAGATAACGACGCCAGCGGAATCAATCCTGACTACCAAGACGACATCGTGGCCTATGCCGCACGTGTTGTTGAGGGGGGTCTTTTCTCTGCCGATCTGGTCAGCAACCCAAGCTGCAACCCATCCCTCTTTTCCATTATGACCGAAACCCCAAACCCTGAAGCTCCCGCCGTCGAGGTTGTGGAGATCCCAACAGAAGCCCCAAAGGTAGAAGAGACCATTGCTGGCGAAATCAAACACATCGCCGAGGTTATTGCCTCCGAGATTGCTGATCCCGAGGTCATTGAAGAGACCGCCCCTGTCCCTGCTGATGAGTCTCTAGTTTCGAAGGAAGAGCTTGAGGTGAAGGGACCAGCGGGAACGCAGAACGATCCTGAAGGTGGAACGGAAGTCCGTGGACCTGAAGGCACTCAGAATCTGCCAGAGGATGTGAAGCCAGAGATCGTTTCTGAGACTCCTGCCAAGGACGCAAAGAAAGAGATTCCTGCACCGGCTGAACTCTCGCGCAAGTGGGGAGCCGTCACCACGGATCTTGAGGCTACCCGCACCGAGCTTTCTGCCATTCGCACCGAACTCTCTGCTGTGAAATCAGAACTCTCCGCAGCTCAGAGCGAACTCTCCAAGAGGGATTCCGAGCTTGTTGATCTGCGCTATCTTCACCGCTCTGTCCTCTCAGTCATGGGTCTTTCCGCTTCAGATGTAGTCCCTGAGATCGCCAATAGCGAATCCGCCCTTTCCGTGATCGAAC